CAAGGGAAGATATTGAGCATCACAGGAAAAACAAAAGGCTACCCCACGCTGGAAGAAGCAAAAGCAGACGGACTTTTCCACCCGAACTGCCGCCATGCTTACTCGCTTCATATTGACCTTGATAAAGAGATCGAGGAACTAGAGAGGGAGTTAGATATTAAATAATAACGGCTACGCACGTCGGTTAAGTGCGGACAATGAGGGAGGCAAGAGAAAATGGCTGATGATTTGAAGAATACTGCTAACCCTGCCGACGGCGGGCAGGCTCCAGCTATGAAGCTGGACGACAAACAGCCGGATAAGACGTTCACGCAGGCCGAGCTTGAGGCGATCATTGCTGACAGGCTCAAGCGCGAGCGGGAGAAGTACAAAGACTACTCCGACCTGAAGAAGGCTGCGGAGGAATACCAGAAGCTGAAGGAAGCACAGATGACGGAGCAGGAGAAACTGCAGGCCAAGCTGGCTGAGTATGAGCGGCAGCTGCAACAAAAAGAGCAAGAGGCCACCGAGGCCAGGTTAAAGGCGATGAAAGTGCAGGCACTGGAAAAAGCGGGGCTTCCTACAGCCTGGGCAGATCGTATTTTCGGGACGGATGACAAGGAAATCGAGGAGGACATCAAGGAACTGCAAAAGCTGCTGGGCCTGTCACCGACTAAAGTAGGGAGCGGTACAAACCCGGCAGCAGCAAAAAGCAACGTAAACCCCATGAACTTGTTCATCCGCAAGATGGCAGGGAGAGAGTAAAAATCTAATGGAGGATGATAGCGATGGCTTACAACAAAGTCATTGACCGCAACGATGCTACGGCGTTAATTCCTGAAGAGGTGTCGAGGGAAATTGTGCAAGGTGTAGCGGAAACGAGTGCATGCTTACGGCTTTTTAGGCGGCTACCAAACATGAGCCGTAAGCAGCAGAGGATTCCCGTTTTAAGTGTATTGCCGACCGCATACTTTGTGAACGGGGACACCGGCCTCAAGCAGACGACAGAGCAGGCATGGGAGAACAAGTACCTCAACGCAGAAGAAATTGCCTGCATTGTGCCTATCCCTGAGGCTGTATTGGACGACGCAGACTACGACATTTGGGCAGAGGTAAGGCCCCGCATCGTTGAGGCTTTTGGCGTGGTTATTGATGCAGCAATTCTGTTTGGTACCAACGCGCCGGCCTCCTGGCCGGCCAGCATTCTCGACGGAGCCACCAGCGCTGGCCATGTCGTTGCGCTTGGGACAGGCGCAGACATCTACGACGACATCATGGGCGAAAACGGCGTCATTTCCCTGGTGGAAGAGGACGGCTATATGGTAAACGGGCATATAGCTGCCATGACCATGAAAGCCAGACTGCGGGGGCTGCGCGATACTACCGGACAGCCCATTTTCGTGCGCTCGATGCAGGACAGAACCCGCTATGAGCTAGACGGTGAACCGATGGAATTCCCGGCAAACGGCGCATTTGATGTTACTCAGGCGCTGATGTTCTCCGGTGACTTCCGTCAGGCTGTGTATGCTATGCGGCAGGAAATCACCTACAAAGTCCTGACCGAGGCGGTTATCCAGGATAACACGGGCGCTATTGTCTATAACCTGGCCCAGCAGGACATGGTAGCCCTGCGGGCTGTAATGCGTCTGGCCTGGCAGGTGCCTAATCCTGTTACCCGGCTGCAGCCGACAGAGGCGCAGAGGTATCCCTTTGCGGTGCTGACACCGCCGGCGGCAGGGGCGGCAGATTAAGACAGGTTAAGAGATGATACAGTAGGGGGGCGGGACAAACCCGTCCCCCTGTCTATTGGATGGTGATTGAAGTGAAAGTTAGGCTGTTATGCAACACACATTACGGCAAACCGCTCAAGGCGGGACAGGAAATACCGGTTGATGAAAAGACGGCTAGGCGCTGGATAGAGAGCAAAATAGCGGTTGCTGCAGGAGGTGAGGGCGGGTGCAATCTTACTGCACAATCGAATACGCAGACGAATACTTCAGAAACCGCCTCCATGCCGAAAGCTGGGGGCAAGCGGACGAAAGCACGAAAGAAAAAGCCCTCAAGCAAGCAACAAGAGCAATAGACCGGCAACTCTTGAGAGGGAGAAAGACGAATCCGGAGCAGGAGCTGGCCTTCCCTCGCTACCCGGATACTGAAGTCCCGGAAGCTGTGAAGGAAGCCTGTTGCGAGGAAGCACTTGCAATTTTGGAGAGAGGAAACAGCCAAAGGCGAAAGTTGCAGCAAGAAGGGGTACAGTCGTTTACACTGGGTAACATGAGCGAAACCTATATTGCAGGTGCTGGCAAGGGCCTATTGAGCCAGGAGGCGAAGGAACTACTTCGGCCGTGGCTCTTAGGGGCGGTGAATATCACATGAAGAAAAATCAACATAAGATGGACGTATTCTGGCTATGGCTATCATGCGCACAGGTTTAAATTCACAGCATGGTTATGTGGTAAATTGCAGCAAGCGATTAGGGGGTGGCGATAAGATGAATAGTTTGCGTGAAAAGGTGATAATGCCTTGGCAAATTATTCAACAAGTAATTGAGGAACAGCGTGAAATTGATTACGAAATGAAGCGTATGGAGCAAATTTTTGAGGAAGAATGGAACAAGTATGGGGATAAGCGGTGATGGCAATGATAGCTGACTACCTAAACCAAACCGCCACATGGAAGCGTGTTGTCGGCCAGAACATGTATGGTGAGCCAGAAACAGAAGAAAAGGAAATCAAAGTCCGCTGGGAGGGAAAACGGCGCTTGGTCCGGGATAATCAGGGCCGGGAAGTAGTATCGGAAGCTAGGATATTCTGTGTGGCGCCGGTAAAGCCGGGAGATATTCTGGAGCACGGCGGGGGCGAGTGGCCGGTCATTGCAGTTTCAACTGTTCCCGGATTGGACGGGTCNGAAAGCCACAGAGAGGTGGCTGTGTGATGGCAAAGGACAAATGGCGTATTAAGGAAGCTGTTAAGATAGCAGAGGAAGCTGGGCTGAAAGCACTGCGGACCGGTGCAGAGGCAATACTTACCGAAGCAATTGACGAAACGCCATTCGAATCCGGAACATTGCGAAGAAGTGGCACAGTGACTGTTGGAGGGCTACCGGACGGGGCAAGGGTGTACGAAGCTGCCGAATCCGGGAGCGACATGAAGGATGCATTTCCCGGTCCGGTTGGCACAGAAAAGGCTGTATACATCAGCTTCAATACTCCATATGCGCGGCGCCAGCATGAAGAACTAGACTATGAGCATCCTCGTGGGGGCAAGGCAAAGTATCTTGAGGATCCGTTTAACCGGAACAAAAACAAGGTACTTAAATATGCCGATAAGCAGATAAGAAAAGCCCTCAAAGATGCGCCTTAGTGAGGTGATGCCGATGTGATGTTAAAAGAAATAGGCACATCCCTTCAGTCTCGGGGGATAGGAACCCTTGGGGCTGATATATTCCTGGGCCTGATGCCGGACAAGCCGGATAACTGCATTGCTCTTTTTGAGTACGCCGGCAGTCCTCCCGACTTGCACTGGGAAGGCGAATATCCCGGTCTGCAGGCGAGGGTGCGGGATAAAAGTTACCCGGCTGGCAAGGCGAAGATTGAGCAAATAGTGCGGGTGTTGCATGGGCTTCATGAGACAGTCCTTGGCGGCACCCGTTATGTGCTGGTCAAGGCCCGAGGGTCTCCAGAAGTATTGAAGCGTGATAACAATAACAGAGTTGAGTTTTTTGTGAATTTCGAAATTATTAAGGAGAGTGATTAACATGGCAATAGTAGGATATGGTGGCGGTGTTTATCTTGATAGCACCAAAGTAGCGGAAATAGCAAACTGGAGTTTGGATATGTCAGCAGACGACATCGATATTACCAGTTTTGACTCCGAAGGTTGGAGAGAAAGGATTCAAGGCATCAAAGAATGGTCCGGGTCCTTTGAAGGGAACTTCAAACCTGACGATACAACCGGACAGGCCGCTTTAATTAATGCCTGGCTGACTGGTCAGCCAGTAACATTAGAGCTTCAGGTAAACAGTACCGTAAGGTTTTCCGGAAATGCTTTGGTAACGCTCAACATCGAAGCCCCGGTGGACGACAAGGTTAGCTTTAGCTGCGACTTCCAGGGTACTGGGGCTCTGACACCTACTGGGATAAGCGCTGGTAGTTAATGGCTGTTAAGGGGCTTGTGGGGGCAGTATACGTAGATGATGCTGCCCCCGTATCTGATAATATTGCTCTGTTGTTTGATTGGACCCTTGAAGTCCAGCAAAGAAAAGAATTCACCTATGGGCCGGAGTTGCACGGTATACCTACTGGTTGGCATGTAAAGGCTGAAGCATATTGGGCACCAGAGACAATGCCACAAGGGCAGTATTTCGTCCGGTTATTCATTGGCAAAGGCAAAGACTTGCGCTGCTTGGCCGGACAGGTTGAGCTGCCGACACTACAAAAAACTGATGGGATAGGCGAGTTTAGCATTCAGCTAAACGGTATAGGAGGGATAAAATGCGAAACAAGACAGTAGAATTTGCCGGCAAGAAAATTCGTGTAGAAGAAAAACGAGTCGGTGAGCTTGAGAAGATAGTTGCCGAACTGTTCCCGGAGAGCAAAGGCAACATCCAGAAGGTAGATTTAGGCAAGCTCCTGGAGCAGGCCGGATTTGAGCTGCTTTACAAAAAGTTGCCGGTCATCTTTCCGGATATCACTAAAGATGACATCAAAAACGCTTACATGAGCGAGATTGAGGCGCTGGTGGAAGCGTTCATTGACGTAAATTTTACGGGAATAAAGCGGCTGGTGAAGCCGCTCATGAGCTTGATTCAAGCTGGGATTCAGCCTGGCTCACCCCAGAAGTAATCGTTCTTCTGGCCCGTGAATTTGGCTGGACGTTGGATGAGATGCGCCAGCTTACGCCACGGGAACTAGCTGCTATTTTGAACGAATTGCAGCGGCAAATGGCAATTGAGCAGCTTAACGAACAGCGCAATCGCTGGGCTTTCTTGGCGGCGGTGATAACTAACGGTTTTGGTGCTATCACTAGCATGTTCAGCAAGAGGAAGCACAAGGCCGTTAGTCCCGACGATTTTATGGGCAAAGAAGCAAAAAACATGCTCCAGCGGTTATTGGGGCAAGAGCCGGAGCAGAAGGATTGGAGCAGGCATATTGAGGAAGCCAGGGCTAAAGGGCTGAAGGGTGGTGAGACATCATGCTAGTTGGTGAAGTATTCGCCCGGATGGAGCTGGATAGCAGACAATACGAAAAAGACCTGGATAAGCTAGAGGGCAAAACACAAAAGAAGGCCATGACATTAGGCGGCCTCTTCAAAGGTGCTTTTTCTTTTGCCTTGGGCATGGGGCTAGTATCCGGATTCCGGTCCTTGGGCGGCGCAATAACCGATTTTGTTAAGACTGCCGCCAGGACGGAAGTGCTCAATGTGGCTATGCTTTCTGTTGCAAGATCTTCCGGGTATATGCGGTCTGCTGTTGAGGCAGATAAAAAAGCAGTAATGGAGCTCGGGATCGCTGAACAGGAAGCCACGCAAATTCTTACCCGCTTTATGCAGGCTCAGCTCGATACAGCTGATGCTGCCAAGCTGGCAAGAGTGGCCCAGGATGCGGCGGTTATTGCTGGTTATAACTCCTCCCAGGCTGCCGAGCAAATGACTGAGGCCATAGCCAAGCAGCGGCCGGAGCTTTTGTCCGCTTTCGGCATGACCCGGAACATGAACGAGATTTATAACGACTACGCCAAAACCGTCGGCAAGACTGCAANGCAACTCTCCGAGGCTGAAAAGAAGCAGGCCATGCTGAACTATATCCTTAAAGAAGGCGAAAAGATTGCCGGCACCTATGAGGCAAGCATGGGCGCAGTTGGTAAACAGATTGGCTCTTTGCCACGTTATTGGGATACGCTTAAAAATGCTATTGCGAAGCCATTAGCTCTGCCAGCATTAAGCGTAATCGTTGATGGAATTACTAATGCACTTAAAAATGCTATTAGTTGGGCAGAGGCGAACAAGGCCGCGCTTCAAATGTGGGGGCAGACGGCTGCTGGTGTGGCAAGTAGAGTTGTAGAATATTTTAAGTGGTGGTACGGAGTTTTAATTAGGAATTGGCAGCTGATTAAAGTTGTTACCGCTGCGCTCTTGGCTTATGCAACGGTTACAAAGATAGCTGCTGCAGCTACGACTATTTTTAAGATTGCTTCTTCGGTTTTGAATGGAACCATAGCGGCCAATGTTCCCATTCTAAGTGCGCTAAGCATTGCGATAAATACCTATCGATTGCAGGTAGCCCTTGCTCCGGTAGCTACAAATATTTTTACTGCTGCATTGTATAGATTACAGGCAGCTCTCCACGCTGTGCATGTTGCCCTCGGCCCTATTGGTTGGGCAATTCTGCTTATTTCTGGCCTTATTACTGTTGGTATGGCGCTTTGGAACAAATATACCCAGTCACTGCAAAAAGCAAGTCAATCCTTTAATGAAGCTGATCTACGAAAAAGATTCCGCGAACTCGAAGCGCAGCAAACGGCTGCTCAGGGCGCCGCGAAGGGCCAGGACAGCTTCGCAGACGCTGTTAAAAAGGCAGGCAAAACAGTCGCCAAAAACCTGCAGCCCTTTGACGAGATCAACCAGCTACAGGGAGAGATGGCCGATAATAGCGCAGATATGCTGGATGCCTTGCACGAGGGAGATATAGAACTAGGCGCTGTCCCGGCACTAGATTTTGATGATATGCTTGCCGGGCTTGAGCCGGTGAAAGGAACTTTAGGTGGTTTATGGGAATGGATAAAACAGGAAGCTGGTAAAATCTGGGATAAAGTTAAGGAAAAATGGGGTAACTTTAAGGATTGGGCCGGCAATCTGTGGGACACTATCAAGATTAAATGGAACAACTTTAAAGACTGGGTACAGGAAAAATGGAATACCTTTTGGGATCCAATTAAGCAAAAGTGGGACAATTTCAAAACCTGGGCCGGTAACCTCTGGGACTCGGTGAAAATCAAGTGGGACAATTTCAAAACAAATATACAGGAAAAATGGAATGCTTTCTGGGAGCCAATTAAAACTCAATGGAATTCCTTTAAGTCCTGGGCCGGGGAGTTGTTGGCTCCTGTTAGACAAAAATGGAACTCCTTCGTTACCTGGGCCTGGGGCATCTGGGACGGCCTGCTAAAAAAATGGAACGAAATTAAAAGCTGGTCGCTGTGGAAATGGATCGGTGATCAAGCAAACTGGCTAAAAAATATCTTTAACTTCAAGTGGAGCCTGCCCAAAATCAAAATTCCTCGTTTTTCTGTATCCTGGAGCACAGCAGGATTTTGGGGCAAGGTTGGTGAATTCTTAGGTCTGCCCGGCAAGCCTATAATTGGAGTGGAATGGGTAGCTCTTGCCAAAGGTGGAGTTGTGAATGACGCCACTTTGGCGATGATCGGTGAATCTGGAGCTGAGGCTGTGGTACCATTAGAACGAAATACCGGCTGGATGGATGTGTTAGCGGACCGGCTTGCGGCCGCCCTGCAAAAGACTCAATTGGCCGGGGCCGGAGGCGGTGGAGATATATACGTCTACATCGGCAACGAGCAAATAGATGCATATATTTATCGTTCACAAGATAGACGCAACATCCGGAGCAATGGGAGGTAGATAGCATGGCGCTAATACAAATTAACGGAGTGGATATGCCGCCTCCTGTTGAATATAGCGTTTCTCTTCAGGATATCGACAGCGAAAATACAAGACGAACAGAAACAGGAATGTTGCAACGGGATAGAGTGAGAGCTGGAGTGTATAAGATACAGGTAAAATGGCGGGTTACAAAAACGCAGCTTAAAACCATTACAGATGCATTGAAACCGGCTAAATTTAGCGTAACGTTTTTTGACCCGACAACTAGCACAAACCCAACGAGGTCCATGTACTGTGGCGATCGAAATGCTGATCTAGTGCTCAACAAAGAAAACCCGGATAAAAGCCTGTGGGAGCTGTCAACGTCACTGATTGAGTACTAGGGAGGGAGAGAGATGTATCCTGTCAGCGAAGCATACAAAAATGCAATATCGCAGAACGAAAGAAATGTCCGAATAGCAGGAACTATCACATTAAAGGATAATTCAGTCATTCAAATAGATGATGAAGATATTCTGCAGGGCAGCCTCTACTTTTCCGAACAGTGCGTTTCCGGAGAAGATATAGAAATCGGCAACGTTTATGCCTCTGAAATGGGATTGACGCTGACGTCGCCTCCTGAAAACCCGTATGCCCTTGATGGGGCAAGAATAGCTCTGAGTTTTGGTATAGAAACCAGCGAAGATGTCTGGGAATACGTGCCTTTAGGCTATTTTTATGTAACCGAAATTGAACGGAAACATACTGCAGTAAATCTAAAAGCCCTGGATGGCATGATCCTGTTTGACGTGGACCTGTCCGGCGTGCTGACATCCGGAACTCCTTATTCCATGGTCCAGTCCTGCTGCACGAAGGCCGGCGTTACCTTGGCCACAAGCAGCGCAGAGTTTGAGAGCTTTGCCAACGGGCAGAAGGTTTTTGCGGTCCCGGTGGGCGATAAAATCAAAACATGCCGGGACCTGATCATGTGGGTATGCCAGCTGCTGGGTGCTTTCGCGAGGATGAACCGCCTGGGGCAGCTGGAAATCATACCTATCACCGGCAGAGCACCTGTCAAGACAATCAGCAAAGATGAGCGTTTTGTTTCGGATGTCTCTGACTTCTATGTGAAAATATCGAAAGTGAGCATGAAGGTAGGGGAAACTGAATACTCCCAGGGCACCGCCGGCATGACAATGGTACTGGAGGAAAATCCACTCCTGGCCGAGAAGACCGAGGCGGAGATAAACACAGTGTTGGATGAAATTCTGGGGCAGGTTACTCAGGCCGAATATACTCCCTGCAATGTTGATTTTGCCGGTGACCCTGCATTACAGGCTGGTGACTACATCAACCTAACAGGCATAAAAGTGTTTGACAAGATACGTGCCACCTTCACCCGCTCCAGTGTCGCCTACCTCTCCGACGGTACGCAGGTTGCGGCGAATCAGCCTCGCTTCGAGCAGGGTCAATTCGGTCAGGCGGTGATGGTGGAGGAAGGGACGACGAATCTTCTTCTATACAGCGAAGATTTTACACAGTCTGTTTGGGTTAAAGCACGGGTAAACGTATCATCAGCGGGTACTTATCTAGGCTACCATGTGACACGGTTTACTCCTAATACTCCAGGACAGCTTTCGGCGGTCTCTCAAAAGTTTCTAGCCAGCGGGGCAGCCAACCGCACATTCACCTGGAGTTTTTGGGCCAGAGGGCAGACAAATAGACAGTTTCATGTCAACTTTTATGGTGGTGTAGACGGAACCTTTGTACGCTATGCTATCAATCTTACTACAGAGTGGCAAAAATTTACAATAACCCATACTTTCCCTTCTAATGCAACTTCGGCCCGTATTGAGTGGGGAAATGCCAGGCCATATTGGGGCATTGAGTATACAGATTGGATTGAAGTTGCTGGAGTACAGGTGGAAGAAAAACCTTATGCCACAAGCTATATTAAGACTATATCAACTACTGCTACCCGCTCCCACGAGACTCTGACCATACCCACTGCGGGTGTGCTGAATCCGCAGGAGGGGACGGTGGAGATACTCCTTTACGTAAATCAAGCGATTCGTGACTCTTCTGCTGTTCGGAGGTTTTTTGAGCATCTACCAGGCCCTGGGAATTCTAACCGAATTACTATGCAACATAATAACGCGTCATATTGGCTTTTTACGATTGGGGATGCGAATGGGAATGTGCACTCTTTAAGTATTGCTGATTCCGAAGTTGCCGATGGTTGGCGGTTATTTGCTATGAAGTGGGGAGCAAGTGAGTTTGCTGTTTATGTTGATGGAGTTAAGAAAGCATCTATATCTAATCCAACTTATTTACCTTCGGCCGTAGGACAGAACATTATTATAAAAGGTGAAATAAACACCCTCATCGACGACCTCCGCATCTCCAGCCGTGCTCGCACGGACGAAGAAATAGCGGCGGCGTATGCAAGCGGACAGCCGTTGCCGGTGGATGAGTTGACGACGCTAAAACTAAGCTTTGATGATATCTTGTCAGGAATTACCACTGCTGGCGACAGCATTATTACTCATTCCACATGGCGGTATCGTGGCCCACACAACATAAAAGCTGTCGGCAAGAGCGCATTGGTACGTGGCGTGCAGGCACAGCAGACAAAATCTGTATCCGCAGTAAAAACTGTTGCGGAAACAGCCCGAGAAATAGCTCAAGCGGCAAATCAATCAACGCAGTTAATACAGGATGCCATAACAGGGTATGTGCTCATCCGCAAAAATGAAAATACGGGGTCGAACGAGATACTCATCATGGACAATCCCGACCCAGCACAGGCTAGAAAAGTATGGCGTTGGAACATGGGTGGGCTTGGGTACAGCGATAATGTTGTAGGCGTGGACAACCCGGCGCGGGAGTACACTGTGGCCATGACGATGGACGGGGCTATTAATGCGGATTTTATAAAGACGGGGAAGCTGGCATCAAATGTGGTGCAAATCGGGCCGGAAACGGCTTACGAACAGCCGGAGTATTACACCTGGGAACGATACGCTGATATGACATGGCAAGAAGTAATAGACATGCTGGGAGGGGAAGAATAATGAGTATTTATTTGCCAAGTTTGACCCATGAAATAGCAGATACCATCAGAGGACTGAAAGCGAATTGGGAGGAATACGAGGCACACGTAGCGGATTTTGAGTCGCATTTGGATCAATACGAGGCACACGTAGCGGATTTTGAGTCGCATTTGGCAGATTTTGCGAAACTCCAATTTGGCAATAGGCCATATGTGAGTACAGAAAAGAAAACTTATTATATTGACGCCGTAAACGGCAACGACGAAAATGACGGAGAAAGTCCAGCGACGGCGTTTAAGACGTGGGCAAAAGTAGAAAGCATGATCCCACGTATTTTGCATCATGGTTTAACAATTAGAATCATTGGTCATTTGCCGGAGGTAATATCAGTCAAAGGTGTAATCATAGCAGGTGAAAGTCCCGGTACTGACCGATTTAGAATTTTTGGAGATACCCAAATTGCAAGCAATCATGAAATTAACGGTGCGAAGTTCGTTGCAGTAACTGGCACAGACGGAGGAGCTTATGTCGGATGTATGCTAGAATGCGTAAGAAGTACAGGTACTATACAGGTTCATGGATGTACAGGAGTTACTATTAACAACTGTGAACCGCGAAATTTTGGGGGAACAGGTATACAGGCAGGCAATTCACTTGCTCGTATCACTAGTTGCGACTTTGGGACCGGTGTTGTTCAAGACGCGATTGATGCAAGAGCTGTTAGTCGTGTTTTTTCACGAAATAACAACGGACAGGCAACTCGTTATGGATTATTTGCTGGAGAAGGAAGTACGATTTTAAAATCTAGAACACAGCCAACAGGATCAACAGCGAATGAACGTGTTGAAGAAGCAGGTGAAATTAAATGAAAAAATTATATCATTCGGGGCAAGTTTTTGAAGCCGAATTAATCGGACTTTTAAATTCGCAATAGGATAATAATGCGAAGCAAAGAAAGTAGGTGATTAAATGCCGACACTTTTACAGTTAGCACAGTCATACAGCAATCCGGAATCCGTGAATTACAAACTCGCCTATCTCTTGGAGCGCATAGGGAACAGGGACTTTGGCGATTTGGCTTATGAGGATCAGGTCCAGCTGGCCATGCTGGGGGAAACAATTATTGTGGGCGGATATTTGCGGACGGAACTTATTGCGGCCAAAAGCATCAGAGCAGAAAAGCTTGACGTGGAAGACCTGGCGGCTATATCCGGTAAGTTTACCGGCGACGTGTATGTTGGCGGCGACCTGCTTGTGGGCGGCCAGGGAGTGTTGTCGGTTTTTCAGTATATCAGCACTGGAGACGCTCTGAATGCCGATGGCTGGAGCAANCTNGGANGCTACGAAATAGGGGGGACGGTATTTTTTGGTCGTTGTCGGCTTACGGTGCCGGTTCCGGAACGTTTCATCATTACGAAAGCGACACTGACTGTAGAAGCAATGGCAAGATATACTTATGATGAGATAACTCAAAAAGGCTACTGGTCACAATCAAAGAACCTAAAACTCTATAAAGCCTCTGGCGACAGGGGATATCATTACTATCCCACACCATCAGGTGACGGGCTAGTTGGTTGGGACGATATAAGTGATATAACAAACGATGTTTGGGGCGTAAGTGCCTGGAGTCCACCGCTGGTGCCCGCAAGTCCGTCTCCTGGGAACATTCCTTACATTCAACGCAGGAGCGGAAGCGTAAAAGATTATTTAACCGCAGGCCAATCTACAACTTTTATGGTGGAGGCAAACGTTGCAGATCCCGGCAGCGGTGTGGGTAGAATGATTGTTGTGGTAGAAGGGTATGTGAGACCGGAGGGCTGGGTTGATGAATAAGGCTGGAGACAAGGGCCGGGGTTAAGGGCCGGAATGATATAGTAACGCTGCCAGGCACAGGGGGCGCGGGCGATCATGCGCCCCCTTCCGGCTGTGTGNGAGCCGGTGCCTGGATCAACATTATATCATAAAAATTTTAAGAGAGGGGCGGTCAAATGACCAATGGATACAGCGAACGGGACATGCAAATATGGCAGGAGATTGGACGCCACGACGAGCGGATCAAGGATCTGGAGAGTGATTACGCCGCCATGAAAGACGTGCTGCAGAGGATTTACTTTGCCCTGGCCGGCATTGCGGGCGGAGTGATCGTGTCGCTGGTTCTGCTGGTCATAAATTTGACGGCCGGCACAGGATAAAACGAGGAAGGTGGGTGATGTTATGAAACGCCCCCGAAGAAGGAGTCGGGCCTCTCTCCGAAGGTAGCAATTTGGCTATTAAAGAAACTGTTGCATAGGATAGAAGATCTGGAAAAGCGGGTGGAGGATCTGGAAAAGCGGGTGAGTGAATTGGAAAGCCGTCCGGGAGGGCGGTAAATTTATTTGAGGAGTGATTTTTTTATGACTGAATTACTGATTGTGTTTATCCTGGCGTTCGTGGTGGAGGCGGTGTGGCAAGCGCTTAAGCCGCTCTGGCCTGGAAAGCTGAAGGAATGGGAAGTGAGCTACGGTGTTCCTATCGACGCTATCGGGTGTCTGGTGATTGCGCTGCTCTTGTGCTTTGGGACCGGCACTGACCTGCTTGCCCTGGTCGGCGTGCCCTTGGTTATCCCTTATGTGGGTATTGTGCTGACGGCCATATTAATTTATCGAGGCAGCAACTTCCTGCACGATGTTCTGGCCGGCATTAACGATATCCGTACCCAAAATAAGCCGATAAGCTGGAGCGAGGCTGGCATGGGCAAAGCTGATGGGCCGATTGATCCGGATATAGGCATTAGGGAGTGATGGCGGTGTCTGTCCAGATCATTAAGGACTTTATCCCGCCGGGCCGGCGCAACCGGCCCGGTTACGCTATGTCGCCTAAATATATCACTATTCATGATACGGCCAATCCCAATGCCGGCGCAGATGCAAAGGCCCATGCGCGCTACCTGAAAGGCGACAGTGCCGCTTCTATCCCGGTCAGCTGGCATTTTACCGTTGATGAACGGGTCATCGTGCAGCACCTGCCGCTGAATGAGAACGGCTGGCATGCCAGCGACGGGGCCAGCGGAACCGGGAACCGTCAGAGTATCGGGATAGAGATTTGCGAGAACCGGGACGGCAACCGGGCCGCAGCAGAGGCAAACGCGGCCTGGCTGGTGGCGAAGCTGCTGAAAGATTACGGCCTGGGGTTGGACCGGGTTAAGCAACACTACGATTGGAGCAAAAAGGACTGCCCCCGAGTGCTACGGGGCCGGAAGAACGGCTGGGCCAATTTTCTGAAAGCGGTGGAGCAGCAACTTAAAACAATGAAAATCCCCTCCATAACCAGGGCCATCGGAATCCAGATTGACGGCAAAACGGTGGACGAGATCGGCTATCTGATTGACAACGCCACTTACGTCCGCGCGTCATATCTGGTTGCACTTATCGGCGGCGAAGTAACCGGCCACGGGGACCATATCAAAATCGTGCTGCCGGCCAAAACAGACCCGGCGGAGATCGCCAAGCTCAAAGCCGAGATCAACGGGCTCAAGGCCGCGAACGCTGCCCTGGAGGCGAGGATCGAAAATGCTAAAAGACTGCTTAAAGAAGCCGAACGCGCCCTGGGTTGACGTGCCTGCCCGGCTGGAGGCGCTCCTGGCCTATATTCAACGGTTACGGGCAAACCTCTACCCCGCCGATTGGACCGCCGACCCCCTTTATCGCATCGAGCAGGAGCTGGCGAGCCTGCTTGATGATATGAGACACGGCTAAACCCCCTTACAGGATACCCACTTACAGCCCCTCTTTCGAGGGGCTTTATTTTTTACCCTAATTGTTAAGAAATCTTAATAAAATATAGGCTAAAAAGAGGGGAATAACCCTTGACAAGGGGGAATAAAAAAAGTATAATTTAAATAGAAAAGGAAAGGGGGAAATAAGATGATTAAGCAGGTCGAGGTTAGGGAGCTTGAGGTTTTAGATGTTTCCAGTAATCGCGCTGAAGTCCGCGTAAGCTATACCATCCCGCCACAGCGGGGGCGCGGGCGGGCGTTTGGGGCGCAGGTTTTTAAGTGCGTTCTGCGTGAAGGCCACGAGCACGTTCGCCTGCACATCCAGGGCCGCGACAGCAAGTTTGGATACTGGGATGTTCTTCATGAAACCTGGCGGCCCTGGGATGCCGCCCGGCAAGAAATGTATGGCGATATGGTTAAGGCCATCGCGGAGGCGGCACTGGAAGAAATCCGCCGGCAGTAAACATCGCGGCCCGCCGGGAGCCGCAATCCCGGCAGAAAGGAAAGGAGGAGAAAAAAATGATAAAAGTTATCAGGATGTTTACCACTCGCGGGAGCAAGCCCGTGAGCGAGGAGTACAAAATGAAGGCTCTATATGCGGCTGCCGGCAGTGTTTTTGCCCTGCCGGACTATGAACAGGTTATGGACTTCTTGAACGGCGGCCCGGTGCCGGAGCCGCCGTACTGCGTGAAGGGCACCCCCGGTGGCTGCTATGCCATCGGGCGGATGGTTGATGCAAACGGCACCCCTTCCGTCCGCATCGTAACAGATGGCGGGCGGGAGGTTGTAGTAGAGAAAGACCGGGTCACGGTGAATTTCCGCACCGGTCTCCGCGAAGCCTCTTCGGAGGCCGCCCGTGAGGTGCTGGAGCATCTGCACCAGCACACGATTGACGAGATTTGCTTTATCGAACTGGAGGATGGTCGCTTTGTTTCCGACGCGGACATCGCGCCGGAAGAACTATAAAAAAGGCCCGCCCCGCGCCGTTTAAGCGGGGCAAATAAAAATCAAGGAGGAAGTATGAAAAATGGCTAAAGATTACACAAAAGAATTAAAAAAGAAGGGGGCGGAGCGCGTCCGCCTCACCAAGCAGCTACAAGACATGTTGCTGCAGGTGGCAGAGGATATCGCCGCTTCCGTGCCGCTGAACACGGAGGTGAAGGTTGACGGTGTGTGCTACAGAACACACCGTTACCAGTCCAATTTAGGGAGTTTCCGGACTGTGGTCGTTGTTGATCAGGAAAGCTGCGAGGACTTCCCTGTTTTCCGGGCCATTGACAACGAAGAACCCGGCAGCGAGTACTACTTGCACCGGGATTTTTACTGCGTGGTTCGCGTCGCCACCCGCGACGAGTTTCTTCACTTCGCCAACCATTTGCCCGAGATCGTGCGGGCATTTGAGGCGAAGGAAGATCAAATCATTGACCAGCTCCGCAAGGCGTTCGAACGCCTGCGGAAGCTGGCGGAGGAATAAATTACCCGCCCCGGCAAGGCCGGGGAGAAAGGAGGCGGACTAAATGCCCAGCATGAGCATGGAGGTAGCAAAAAAAATGGGCAAAATGGAAGCATATATCTTGAGACTACCAAAAGGGCCAGAGAGAGAAAAGGCGATAGAAGCATATATAGAATTGGTAGAGGCGATAGGGATGGAAACAGACTTTGCTCAGGTGGCGAAAGAAAGATTAGGGGAGCCGTGAGCTCCCCGAATTATTCCGGCCGGAATTATGGCCCCGGTGATAAGCCGGGGCATTTTCATGGCATCACCCCAATAAACTGGCCATCATCACCACCTCGTTGGGGCAATAAAAAACCGCCCTTGCGGACGGTTTAATTTATTTTAGTCTTTTAAATACTGTTTTAACGCCTCCTCTACGACTTCGCTGTAAGTTTTGAACTTTTGAGCAGCGAAAAGCCGTAGTTTTTTAAGCGTCTCAACGGTCAAGTATATGCCTACCAGTTTTTTTTTGCCGCCGTCGTTACTCATCAATTTACCTCCGGCAGCTCTTCTTCGTAGGCAGAGATATAATCTAATACAGCCTCCGACCAGCCGTCAATATGCGTCCACGCTCCGTAACCTACGCCGTTTTTGTAAGAAGCTACGTTGATTACATAGCCCTTGCCTTTCGGGTTCGGAACGGCATCGTGTGATTGTTCATCGGTCAGCACTATCAGTCGGTCGTAACTTTCTGTTTCGTTAATGTATCGCACGGCCTCTCCGAGATATGTGGAGTAGTGAGGCTGGCTTCGCGCTATTGCATCGCGCAAGGCGAAGCCACGAAGGTCCGGTATGCGGATAACTTCATTAGAGAAGGAATATACTGCCACCTCCTCGCATAATTCCCGTGCCAGGATAGCCAGGCCGTTAGCCGCATCATACCGCACTAGATCTGACTTCCCGGAGATCGGCCTGTCCATAGATCCCGACACGTCCACCATCAGAACAGTTTTCCCGGGCAGCTTCTTTTTCCCCTCCAGGCATTTAAGCATCGCCTTTTCAACGTGGCTTTCCCACTGCGGAACATATTTTCCGGCGGCAATAAAGCGGAAAGGCAATATCCTTTCAGTTTTTATGTTTTCCAGTGCCGCGAATATGAGCCTTTCGTCTACCCTGCTATCTGCCATGTTCCGCAGGTTGCGGAGGAGTGCAAGCCCGCCCAACCTGTTTTCAGCAAGCAGACGCTCCCAGGTGCTTTTCTTATCAGCACCGTTAGACAGTGCGACTTCCCAGGTGTCGGGAGCGGGAAGAGTGCCGTTGACCAGTTGCTTCCAAATCTGCTCCTGCTCAGCATCTTTGGGCTTAGCGCGGCACAGGAACAGCACATCGCGTAGTTTAACAATCGCTTTCCTGTTGTTGTACTTTGCAAGCTGGTAGGCGTCAAATTTTGTGAACGCCTTAGCCAGACCCTTCTTTACTTGCTTGGAAAGGGGCTGTTTCCCATCTTTCCAATACAGGGCGACGAACTCGGCCAGTTCGTCAGCACGCTGAATGATTCTTGTCAGCGTATCGGCTACCAATGCTTTATGGCGGGGTTGCCGAGCCATTTCCCGGACGATAAGTAAAGGCGCATGGCGGAGNTTCATGCTCTCTCGCGCCTCTATCGCCATATTGGCCACTGTTTCAGGGTCAACCTGCGGCACCAGGCTGGTAATCCGCTCGGCAATAGATACGCCGTCCTCATAAAATGTATTCTCCCACAGCATACACGCCATCAATGAACGCCTTAACTGCGCTTCGGCAGTAATGCGCTTTGCCGGCGCGCCTTCGTGGGTTTTAAGGGGCGCGACTCTAACGTTGGTTTTCATGATAATATAATCTCTCCTTTTATAATTTGCAAAAGCCTTCGGGGGAACAGCGTTTAGAGCATCAATGAAGTAACTCTAAACTGCACCACCAAAGGCTTTTGCTTTGGCGGGGGAACAGGCGGAAGCGGTATTTTTCCGCAACGAAGTAACCGCTTCCTTCACCACCCAAGATCATATTATCATATTAATATGTTAGTGTCAACCCCTTTTCTGAAATAAAGGAGGTTACACAAAGTAATGATAACACAGGCAACGTATAATTTAAGCGTTTCTCATTTAAAATCGCAACTTGATAAAATTCGGCAGTCCGAAAATTTAAACTACTTATGGGGTATCGCTCTTGAGCTTAATAGCAATAAAGTATTATCAAACGCAAAACTCCAAATTATGTGAAAGAAATGCTTATCAGTTCAATCCAAACAATAGAATAAGCCTGTTCACTCGCCAAAGTATCACAGGGTTATAACAACTACCGGCAGAAGAAGGGTAAGCTATTGACAAATGGACAAAACTGCTATATAATATAAACATAACATCCGATATGGAGGTAATAACATTGCGGACATGGCTTAAAGAGATGCGAGCTAAAAAGGGATTAACACAGCAAGAGGTAGCCAATGCGGCTAATGTGGACGTTACGATGATATGCAAAATCGAACAAGGAGAGCGCAGGCCCTCTGTTGAGGTAGCCCAAAAAATAGCCGCAGTACTGGGCTTTAATTGGACAAGGTTTTATGAAGATGATCAGGATAAGGCGGGAAACCGCCTTTAAGTTTAAGCTCAACGCCGAGCAATTTTTTCTTACCTGGCTGGCCGTGATATGGACAAGCATGGCCAGGGCCAGGAACGGGAAGCTATAAATCTTTAATCCAGAAAGGAGACTAAGGAGACGAAGGAGGTGACCGAACAATGAAACTTACCCGAGGAGAGCTTTGTTTGCTCCTGGATCTGGTCGATACCGAGATCGTCTGCCGGGACAGGAGCGGGATGGGTAGTACTGTGGATCTGATGTTTGAGAGAGTGTGTCTAGAGACACTCTACTCGAAGTTGAGACAGGAATACGAAAGGAAACGAACTTAATAAAATCACGCGGGCCTTTAGAAAGGAGGGACGAAATGCGCTTTTCGATTTTCCGCTTCATCGGCACGCCGAAGGAACTAGTAGACAGACTTGACCAGCTAACCGCGCAGAACGTGATCTATCTGCAGCACTGCGAGCTGTGCGGCGGGCTGTCTCGCGGTCCGATCTGTCGCCATTGTGAACCTTTTTTCGGCGGTAGACAAAGAAAATCGCCCTCGAGTTGAAGGCAACCAGAAATTCTGACAGCCCTATTATAGCATAGCTGCAAAGGGAAAGCAACGACAGAGTTTGGCGGGGCCGGTCGCCACGCCGCCCCCGCCATTAAACAAGGAGGTTGACCATGAGAACACAAGCCATGCTTGACGCCCTCAAGCAGGTGGAGTTTATAGACCCCGCCGAGTTCGACCAGGACAAAGGGCCTGTCTGCCCGGCGTGCGGGAACTCCGAAAAAGAGGGCCATGCGAGCTACTGCGCTATTAAGTGGGCGATTCAACTTTACACGGAAGGGAGGATCTTATAGTGAAAGACGATTGCATTGTATATGACAATAGAAGAAGCACTGGGGATGGAGTAGTGACGGCGCAAGTGCTGGCTAATACGTTAGATATGTCNANGGAACAATGGCTGGAACTTCGCCGGAAGGGTATTGGTGGCAGCGACGCGGCTGCTATTGTCGGCCTTGACCGCTGGCGGTCAGCTTTTGACGTATATGCGGAAAAGCTTGGGCTGAAGCCGGAGCAGCCGGATAATGAAGCCATGCGTCAAGGGAGAGACCTTGAGGANTATGTCGCACAGCGNTTTATGGAGGCAACAGGCAAGAAGGTCCGTCGACGGAATGCAATACTCCAGCACCCAGAACATACCTTTATGACCGCCAATATTGACCGCTGGGTAGTTGGNGANAATGCTGGCCTTGAGTGCAAAACAACATCTATTTTAAACCGGGCAAAGTTTAACCAGGGCCAATATCCCCCAAGTTACTACGTGCAATGTGTTCATTATATGGCTGTCACCGGCGCTGAGCGCTGGTACCTGGCGGTATNGGTCCTTAATAAGGCATTCCATGTGTTCACCATTGAGCGAGACGAAGCAGAGATAAATGCACTAATTGAAGCCGAAAAAGACTTTTGGGAAAACCATGTCTTAAAACAAATTCCGCCGGCACCGGATGGCAGCGAAAGCACATCAGAAATTATCAAGCAGCTATTCCCTGAGGCTAGAGAATCCGCAGAAATAGCCCTATTCGGCTACGAGTATAAAATCCAGCAATACCTTGAGCTGGATGCCAAGATCAAGGTATTTGAGAGCGAACGCAACAAGCTCAAACAGGAAATCCAGCTTGCCATGGCCGATGCCGAAATAGGCCGGGCCCAGGGATACATCGTTGAGTGGAAGAACCAGACCCGGCAGACGCTGGACACGCAACGGCTGAAAAAGGAGCAGGCGGAAATTTACCAACAATATCTGAAACCTGCGCAGACGGTGCGGGTATTCAAAATTAAGGAGGTATCGTGATCCATGTCAGAACAGAAAGGACTTATCCAGCAGGCAACCACCAAATCCAACAACAAGACCCTTGTAAGGCCCATCGATAGGCTTAAGAACATCCTGGCCGCCCAGAGCGTCCAGGAACAATTCCAGTCAGTCCTGAAAGAGAACGCAGGGGCATTTGTGGCCAGCATAATCGACCTTTACAACACCGACAGAACCCTGCAAATGTGTGACCCCAAAAACGTGGTTATGGAAGCCTTGAAGGCCGCAAGCCTGAAGCTCCCCATTAACAAACAACTCGGTTTTGCGTGGATNGTGCCNTACCGCGACAGCAAGACCGGGCAGTATATTCCCACGTTCCAACTTGGCTATAAGGGATATATCCAATTGTGCATGAGAACTGGTGCCTATAAGTATATTAACGCCGATGTCGTGTATGAAGGTGAACTGATTAAACACGACAAGCTTACCGGAGAAATTGAAATCGATCCAGCACAACGGAAAAGCGATAAAAAGATCGGCTATTTCGCTTTCATCGAAACGCTTAACGGATTCCGAAAAACGCTNTATATGTCTGTGGAAGAAGTCATTAAACATGCCCAGCAATATAGCAAGAGCTATGGAAATAAGAACAGCGTTTGGGCAACAGATTTTGACGCTATGGCCCTGAAAACCTGTCTGCGGCTGCTCTTGTCCAAATACGGCATCATGAGCGTTGAAATGCAGAGGGCATATATCGAGGATAGCACTGACACAGTGAACCTGGCAGATGAAAAGATTGCCGACGACACCTTTGACGGTGAAATGATTGAGGCGGAAGCGGTGGCAGTGACTGACATGCCGGAGGAAGCGGCTGAAAGCTGAGACGTGAAATCGGGCGGGTGGCAAAACGCAGACGAACCTAGCAACAATTTTCATGGCAACTTATATCACTGGCTATTACGGGCATGGAGTTCTGATGGGGGACGCAGCCAAAGTATATTTTGAGGAGATAGAGACAGAGCTATTTGCAGAATTGGAGGATTTGTTGCCGAATTATTTATAATAATAGAGGGGTGATATATATGCCTATTATAAATGTTGATGATTTAATAGAATTAAGTGATTTGTTTACAGTTGTTGAGGAACCNGAATATTCTAAANGAAAACTTCTGAGTTATCAGGAAAAATACGGAATG